TGCCCGCACCGATCCAGATCGGGCCGCGTTCGCTGCGCTGGTTCTACGCCGAGGTGCTCGAACACCTGGCGGCGAACGCCAAGCGCGGCGGACTGCGCGAGCCGGAGCAACTTGTGCGCGGCCGAGCTGCCAAGCGCGCGGGAGAGTGAACCGTGGCCGCGCACCGCAACGACGGCGCCGCAGCGCCGGGGGCTGGCACGCCCACAAATGACAACGCCCGGCGGCAACCGGGCGTCGAGGGGGGACTAGCTCAAGCAGTGAGCCTCGATTGTGCGGCACGATCGCACGGCGGACAAGCTCGGCGCACCATCAAGCGCTGCATCGTCATCCTCGCGTGCTGGGGCTTCCCGGCCGCGTGGGCGCAATGGCTGCTCGACCGTGGGAGGCTGACCCATGCGTGAGCCCATCGAAGCCTTCCGCATGGCGATCCTGGCCGCGCTCGGCAATGCGCCCGACGCGATCGAACCCGGCAAGCTGCATCGCTTCTCGACGAACGGCAAGCGCGGCGACACGTCGGGCTGGTGCAAGGGGTTCGCCGACCTGCGCGGCGGCGTGTTCGGCGACTTCCGCGCGGGCATCTCCGAAACATGGAGCGCGGCCGATCGCCGCAGCATGACGCCCTCGCAGCGCGCAGTGCTCGCGCGGCAGGTGATGCAGGCGACCGCAGAGCGCGAGCGTGAGCAGCGCGCGCGGTGGGCGAAGAGCGCCGAGCGCATCGCCGCTCTATGGCGCGAGTGCTCGCCGCTGGTGCCGGGCGACCCGGCGACGCTGTACCTGAAACGTCGCGGCTTCGCTGGTGTCTGGCCGCTGCCCGAGTGCCTGCGCTTTCACCCGGCGCTGCACTACTGGCACGACGGCGAGCGCATCGGCGCCTTCCCGACGATGGTCGCACCGCTGACGACGAACGACGGGCGCATCGTGGCGCTGCATCGAACCTACCTGACGCGCGACGGCAGGAAGGCCGACGTGCCGAGCGTCAAGAAGTTGACGAGCGCATCGGGGCCGCTCGCTGGCGCCTGCATCGCGTTGCTCAAGCCGGCGAAGGACTGCATCGGCATCGCCGAAGGCATAGAAACCGCGCTCGCCGCGTGGCTCGCGTCAGGTGTGCCGACGTGCGCCGCGTACAGCGCGGGCACCCTCGCTGCGTGGCAGTGGCCTGCTGGCGTGCGGCGCATCGTCATCTTCGCCGACGCCGACGAAGCCGGCCGCAACGCTGCCGAGAAGCTGCGCCAGCGTGTGCGCGCTGCGGGCCTGAGCGTCAACGTGATGACGCCGAGCGAGCCGGGTTCGGACTGGTGCGACGTGTGGGCGCAGCGCGGCGCCGTGACTGTGGAGAGCGCAGCATGAGCGCGGCTGTCATTGAAGACCTGCACCGCGCTCGCGCTGTCGCCGACGCGCCGACCTTCGATCGCGATGCGGCAATCAAGCGTGCGCGCGAACTACTCGCTCCGGCGAAGCGCGAGCGCGAGGCGCCCGCCTATCCCGTCGATTCGCTCGGGCCGCTCGCCGATGCGTGCGAAGCCATCGCAGAGCATGGTCAGGTACAGCCGGCGATGGCCGGGCAATGCCTGCTCGGCGCCGCGTCGCTGCTGGTGCAAGGCCTGCACAACGTCGAGACGTTGAACGGCCGCAAACCGCTGTCGCTGTACCTGCTCACGCTCGGCGACTCGGGCGAGGGCAAATCGGCGGCACAAGGCCCGGCGCTGCGCAGCGCGCATGAGTGGCAGCGCGAGGCGGCGAAGGACTACTCCGCAGCGCTGGCCGAACACGACAAGGCGAAGGCCAAGCGCAAAACGGGCGAGGAACCGCCCGAGCTGCCGGCGAGCCCGTACCGGTTGATGCGTGATGCAACCGTGGAGGGACTGCGCCGCGATCTGGATTGCGGCCCATGCTCGCAAGGCATCTTCACCGACGAAGCCGCTGCCGTGCTGTCAGGCTACGGCATGACGCCAGAGCATCGCGCAAAGACGGCGGGCGTCTTCTCGGGCCTATGGGACAACGGGCACCTGAGCGTGAGTCGGGCGACAGGGCCGCGCGTCGAGCGCTACGGCCGCCGCGTTGCGCTGCACTGGCTGATTCAACCGCAGGCCGCAGGCGAAACGCTGGGCGATCCGATGCTGTCGGCGCTCGGTTTCTGGCCGCGATTCGTGGCCGCATGGCCGGCGCCGCAGGAACCGCGCATCGCCAGATCATTCCGGCCGGAGACACTGCCGGCGATCGGCGCCTACTGGCAACGCTGCTCTGATCTGCTCGCCGAACCGCTCGGCGACGATGCCGATTCCTGCCCGGCCATCGGCCTGGCCGACGATGCGAAGGCGATGCTGGGCCGCGCATTCGAGCGATTCGAGCGCGAATCCCGGCGCGGCGATCTGCGGGCCGTGAAGCCCTTCGGACTGCGCGCCAGCGAGCAGGCATGCCGAATCGCCGGAGTGCTGGCCGCGTTCGCCGGGAAGCATCAGATCGACACCGACACCATGCGCGGCGCGCTGGCGCTGACGGCGTACAGCCTGGAAATCTGGCTCGCCATCGTTGACGCGGGCGAAGCCGATCAAGGCGGCGCGCACGCTCTGCGCCTATTCGAGTGGCTGACGAGCCGGCCGGGATGGCGTGAGAAGCTGTCGATCATCGTCAACGCTGGCCCGGCATGCGTGCGATCGAAGGACAAGCGTGATGCGGCGCTAGACCGCCTGCGCGAGCTTGGCCTTGTCGAGACTGGCGACGGCAACGCATACGCCGTGATGCCCGAACCCGAGGGCGCAGCATGAGCCGGGTTTTCGATCTGCTCGCCGACCTGCTCGCACCTGGCGCGAGTGCAGATACGCAGGGAACCCCTGCGAATCCTGCGAAAGCTGCGAAGGCCGAACATCCATGCGGGCTAGCGGCCGATTCCGCCCCCTGCGAAGGGCTGCGAATTTCTGCGAAGGCGGCGCAAGATTCGCAACTTTTCGCAGGCGTTCGCAAGCCTGCAAATCCGCCGCAGAGCAAGCAACGGCGCGGGTTTTCGCAGGATTCGCAGCTTTCGCAGGGGGGGCACCCGGCGAACGCATCGCGCACCTGCCGATCGTGCGCGAACCGACTGCCGGCCGGGAACTGCGACAAGCCGGGCGATGCGGGACTGCTGCTCGACGGCGAGTCGTTCTCGATTCTGTGGGCGCCAGATGGGCATGCGGCATCGTGCCCTGCGTTCACGGCGAAGGTGCGCGCCACGGCACCAGATCGGCCCTACAGGCTGTCGCCGGCCGAAGGTGACGCTGCCCATGCCGAACCATGGGATGACGCTGCCATCGCTCGATTCGTGGCCCGCGTGGCGCTGCTGATGCGTCGCGGGTTCAGTGTTGCCGACGCCGACGATCTATCCGAACGGCTGCATCTGCGTGACGTGCTCGACGACGGCCGCGCGCTCTGCGCCGAGTGCCGACACCTTGCTGGCCGAGCAGGCGCATGGCGCTGCGGGAATCATCGCGCTGCCGGGATCGGCCCCGATCTGCCGGCCGATCTGGTGACGACGATGCAGCGCTGTCCGGGCTTCACTCGGGCTGGCGGGTAGGGGGGGGAAGAAAAGTCGGAGACGGCGACTCGGGAAACCGAGCGTGAAGGTTCATTTTCATAAACGCCCCTTTTGGACAAAATCGCATTCGAAAGAGAGGACAGAATGAAACAACGAGGCCGAACTTCAGCACCCGCGCTCGAATTGGTGGCGCAGGCCGGTATTGATGCGGTAGGGCATATCGAGCGGCCGGCGGCGCCGTCCGAGCTGAGCGACGAACAAGCTGCAGAGTGGCGAATCGTCGTCAACCGGCTGCCTGCAGATTGGTTCCCCGCCGAGACTCACGCGCTGCTCGCGCAGTATTGCAGGCATGTCGTCGCCGCGCGCCGGATCGGCGAGCTTGTTTCTCGGGCGGAATCTGGGGATGAATTCGACCTGCGCGAATATGATGTGTTGTTGAAGATGCAGGAGCGCGAAGGCCGCGCCATGTCGTCACTCGCGACACGCATGCGGATGACGCAGCATTCGACCTATAGCGATCAGCGCACGAAGCGCAATCGGACGAGCGGCAAGCCGTGGGAAAAGTAGAGTCCCGCAGCGCGCGAAATATCGCCTGGATCGAGGCGCATTGCCGAATTCCAGAGGGCCGGTTAGTCGGGCAACCCGTGAAACTCGCCGAATTTCAGCGCGAGGTGATGCGCGGCATATACGATTCTCCGACGCGGCGGGCAATCATCAGTTTCGGCCGCAAGAACGCGAAAACCTCATTGTCGGCGTTCCTTCTGCTGCTGCATTTGTGCGGGCCGGAGTCGCGGCCGAACAGTCAGCTATTCAGCGCGGCACAATCCCGCGATCAAGCGGCTATTTTGTTTTCGCTCGCGGCGAAGATCGTGAGAATGTCTGCCGCGCTGAGCGAATATGTCGTCATTCGCGAGACAGCCAAGCAACTCTATTGCCCAGAGCGCGGCACGCTATATCGCGCACTGAGCGCCGAAGCGTCAACCGCATTTGGCTTGTCGCCGGTTTTCGTCGTGCATGACGAATTGGGGCAGGTTCGCGGGCCGAGGTCGGACCTGTACGAAGCGCTCGAAACCGCCAGCGCCGCGCAAGAGGCGCCTCTGTCAATCATCATCAGCACGCAGGCGCCTACCGATGCCGACCTGCTATCGTTGCTGATTGACGATGCTAAAACAGGCGCGAACCCGGCGCAAAAGGCGTGGGTATATTCCGCGCCGGTTGAGTCTGACCCATTTTGTGAGGAAGCAATCCGCGCGGCGAATCCCGCATTCGACGTTTTCATGAATCGTGCCGAAGTATTGGAGCAGGCCGCTAGCGCGAAACGACTGCCGAGCCGAGAGGCCAGTTATCGCAACCTGATACTTAATCAGCGCGTGGAAGCGCATAGCCCATTTATCAGCAGGGCAATATGGCAGAGTAACGGCGAAACTGCTGAGAGTATGGACGGTCGGGACGTATACGGCGGGCTTGACCTATCGAGCGTAGCCGACCTCACGGCATTAGTCCTGGCCAGCGAACGAGATGGCGCATGGGATATTGCGCCTACGTTTTGGTTGCCGGGTGACGGTATCGAGGCGAAATCACGCGCTGATCGCGTGCCATATGATGTATGGCAGCGTCAAGGGCACCTTTTGACGACGCCGGGCGCTGCGATTGAATACGAGTTCATCGCAGAGTGTCTGCGTGGCGTATTCGACCGCTGCAACGTAGTGGCGCTCGCATTCGACCGCTGGGCGATGAATCACCTCACGCCGTGGCTCGTCAAGGCTGGATTCAGCGAGGATGAACTGGCGCGGTTCGTGCCGTTCGGGCAGGGCTTTAAGGACATGAGCCCCGCGCTTCGCGGTTTGGAATCTCTGCTACTCGCTGGTAAACTGCGCCACGGCGGTCATCCTGTGCTTACAATGTGCGCGGCAAATGCGGTAGCGGTTGCCGATCCGGCAGGGAATCGCAAGCTCGACAAACACAAGGCGAGGGGGCGGATTGATGGAATGGTCGCGTTGGCAATGGCTGCTGGCGTGATGCCTACAATCGCCGAGACTGTCGCGCTGGATGAATTCCTTAGCGACCCGATCATAGGCTGATAATGGCGTCTGTTTGGACCTCGTTGCGCGGCTGGTTCGGCTTCGGTGGCGCGATTGGCGAATTGCCAGGAGCGCAGCGGCCGGTGCCATCCGTCGCGCTTGTCGAGAATACATCGCTCATCGGGCCTGATGGCGCGCTGCAAATCGCGGCGGTGTGGGCCTGTGTAGAACGGCGCGCGACGACTGTCGCGAGCTTGCCGTTTTTCGCATACGAGCAATCCGGCGGCCAAAAGCAACTCGCGCGCACGTCGCGGCTGTATCAGCTACTGCACGAAAGCCCGAATTCGCGGATGACGCCGCTCGAATTCTGGCGCGCGATGATGCTCAATCACGATCTGCGCGGGAATGCCTATGCGCGGATCGACCGCGACGCGCGCACCGGCGAGGCTGTGGCCATGTGGCCGATGCCGGCCGATCAGGTGGAGCCTGTCGTCCTGGATGACGGCAGCATGGTGTACAGCTATCGGATCGGCAGCGACGTTGCCGTATTCGCGGCGGAGAATGTCTTGCACCTCAAAGGGCTAGGCAATGGCACGGTCGGCCTCGCAAAGCTCGAATTTATGCGGGCAACGACTGACGAAGCGGCGAAAGCGCAGAGCAGCGCGAGCCGGATATTCGGCAGCGGCGGCAAGCCGACCGGCGTGCTGATGATCGACCATGTGCTCAAGCCCGAGCAAAGGCAAGCGCTGCAGGCACGGTTCGGCGAAATGGCGAGCGGCAATATCGGGCGGCTGTACGTGCTTGAAGCGAATATGAAATATCAGCAGTTGAGCCTGAGCCCTGAAGATCAGGAACTGCTAGATACCCGGCGCTTCACCATCGAAGAAATCAGCCGCTGGTTTGACGTGCCGCCGGTGCTCGTGCATCATTCAAACGTGACGACCTGGGGCAGCGGAATCGAGCAGATTATCGACGGATTCCACAAGTTCACGATCCGGCCTATGCTGGTGAATATCGAGCAGGCCGTGCGAAAGCGCGTCATGACCCCGGCGCAGCGCGCGCGCATGAGCGTAGAATTCAGCATCGAAGCGCTATTGCGCGGAAACGCGAAGGATCGGGCAGAGCTCCACGCGAAAAACGTGCAGAATGGGCTCATGACGCGAAACGAGGTTAGGCAACTTGAGAACCTGCCGCCGGACACGTCGCCGATTGCTAACATGCTGACCGCACAGACGAATCTCGTGCCGATTGATATGCTTGGGGCTGCGAAGCCAACGGGGGGCAATGATGCTACTGCACAAGAGCCTGTCGCTCAGTGACGTTCGGTTGACGAAGGCCGAAGGCGGCCGATATGCTGGGTACGCAAGCGTATTCGGCGGCGTGGATACATACGGCGACACGATAATCAAGGGCGCATTCGAATCGACGCTCCGTGCGAACGGCAAGCCGAAGATGTTTCTCGATCACGATTGGGGATTGCCGATTGCGCGAATCGACGTGGCGAAGGAAGACGACCACGGGCTGCTGATCGAATGGGAAATGACTCCCGGAATGAGCCGCGCGGCCGACGTGAAAGCGGCGCTCGATCACGGCACGCTCGACGGCCTGTCGATCGGTGGCTACGTCAAGGCGGGCGACTATGACGAGACGGAAAGCGGCAGGATCATCCGCCGGTGGGCGAACTTGATGGAAGTCTCGGTCGTCGCCTTCCCGGCCGACCGCGCCGCGAGAGTTTCCAAGGGTGCCGACTTCGGCGAGGCGATTGCCGAGTTGGCGAGCATGAGGGAAATCGAGCGCTTCTTGCGGGACGCAGGGGGCTTCTCCAAAGGGGCCAGCGCCGCGCTGCTGGCTCGCGTCAAGGCTGTTATCGGCGTCGCGGGCGAACCCGACGAAGATACGGCCGAGGCGAAGGCACTGGCGCAAGTATTCGGCCGTTTGCAGAGCATGCAAGCCGCCATCACGCAAATCTGAGGGGGAAATCATGGACATGACCGATCTGATGAAGGCGATCGACAAGATCGAAGCCACGCTCAAGGCCAACGGCGAGAAGGCCGATGGCGAGCTCAAGACGCTCGGCAAGGTGAGCGCCGACACGAAGACCGCGCTCGATACGCTCGGCACGCAACAACGCGAATTCGCCGACCGGCTGCTCCAAATCGAGCAGCGCGGGACGGCACAGGGCGACGGCGACAAGGCGGGCGAGACCTGGGGGCAACAGCTCATCAAGGCGCAGGGCTACGAAGCGTTCGCGGGTGGTCATTCGCCGAAGTTGCGCGTCGAGGTGAAGAACACGCTGACCGGCAGCGACACGACGGTTCCGCCGGATCGCTCGCGCGGCATCGTCAGCGGCGCGTTTCAGCCGATGGGCATGGAGGCTCTGCTGCCGTCGCTGCCGACGAGTTCCAACGCGGTCGAGTTCACGCGTGAAAACGTGTTCACGAACGCGGCGGCGGAAACTGCCGAAGGCGGCGCGAAGCCCGAATCGTCGCTGACCTGGACGCTGGTGAACATGCCGATCAGCACGGTCGCGCACTGGATCAAGATCAGCCGCCAACTCGCGGCCGACAATGCCGCGCTCGCGGCCTACGTCGATACGCGGATGCGCTACGGTGTCAACCTCAAGGTCGAAACGCAGCTCGTCGTCGGCGACGGCACCGCGCCGAACATCAGCGGCATCCTGGACAGCGGCAACTTCACCGCGCATGGCTACGCGAACGCGTCGCTCGGCACGACGCTGAAGAAGTTTGTGCTGATCCGCAAGATCATCGCGGACTGCTGGAACGCTGGGTATCCGGCCGACGCGATCCTGCTCAATCCGGCGGACTGGGCGACGATGGAAATCGAGCTGTTCACCACGGCGGCCGGACAAACGCTCTACAGCGTGACCGATGGCGGACAGCCGCGCCTGTTCGGCGTGCCGGTTGTGCAGACGATCGGCATGACGGCTGACAACGTGGCGTGCGGGTCGTTCCGCCAAGCCTACACGGTCTATAACCGCGAGGGGGTGGTGGTGGATATGTCCGAATCCGATTCGGACAACTTCACGAAGAACCTCATCACGATCCGCGCCGAGCGGCGGCTCGCACTGGCGACCGAACGGCCTGCGGCCGTGCGCGCTGGCGACCTGACGCCGGCCTAAGCGGAAAAGGGTGGGGTGGGTTGCGAGGCTCCGGCTGGCCCGGGCCTCGCTTTCTTGGACGTGTGATGCAACGCCAAATCAAATTTACGGCCTCGGGATCATCGTCGGCGACTGGCAGTTTTTGGCCGGGTGACATCCTGCGATGCAGTGCCGAACATGCGCGGCATTTCGTCGAAGAGGCGCGCTGCGCCGTCTATCTCGACAGTCCGCAGCCCGAGCAGCCAGAGCATCCGCAATCGGACGAACCGCGCCGCAGAGGGCGTCCGCGCAAAGGCTGACCGTGATTCTGCTCACGCCTCCCGCAGCCGAACCTGTGACCGTCGCGGATGCGAAGGCCGCGCTGCGGATCGACGATACGCGATACGACGCGATTCTGCCGGGGCTTATCTCTGCTGCGCGGATGGTGGCCGAGCAAGAAACCGGGCAGCGCTTCGTCGCGCAAACGTGGCGCACTGAGCTATCGGATTGGCCTGCGGCCGACGACGTGATCGCGGTCTATCGCGCGACCGCAGCGGCCGTGAGCTATTGGGACGGCGCTGCGTGGCAGACGCTTTCCGGCGCGGCCTATGTCTACGGTCCCGACGCGGACACTGGCGCGGGGACGGTGATCGTCCCTGCGATTGGATCGAGCTGGCCGACGCTCGGCGAGATTGCGACCGGGCCGCGCGTGCGGATCGACCTGACGACGGGCGTCGCGGCGGGTGACGCGGGCACCATCGCCGACTGCGTGCAAACGTACATCACGGCTCTGGTAGGGCAACTCATCGCGTCGCCTGAGCTATCGGCGCAAGCGGCGTCCGCCTCGCATCCGTTGCTCGCGCGGTTGTTGGACTCGCAGAGGCTCTACGCATGAGCACGACCGCTGCCGTCGCGCGCATCAATGCCGGGATGCTCTCGCAGCGCGTCACGCTACAGCAGCGCGTCGCCGGCCAGGATGTGCTCGGCAATGCGAGCGGTGCATGGTCCGATGTTGCGCAAGTATGGGCGCGTGCGCGTCCATTGCGCAGCCGCGAGCTATTCGCGGCGGGGCAGATCGAAAACGCTACCGATGTGGAATTCACGATTCGCTGGCGGCCGGATGTTCGCGCGACGTGGCGCGTGCTGTGGCGCGGTGTCGCGCACGACATTACCGGCGAGCCGATAGACATTGACGGGCAGCAGCAATGGCTCGAATTGCTCGCGACGACGAACATCAGGAACGCGCGATGATCGAGGCAAAGGTTACCGGCATTCCCGACCTGCGCGAAGCGTTGCGCGGCATCGCGCCGAAGTTGCGCGTGCGCGCTCTGCGCAATGCGCTAGCGGCTGGCGCGCGCGTAGTGCAGCGCGCGGCGCGGGAAGCGACGCCAGTCATTAGCGCGTCCGCGTTGGCTGTTCGGCGCGGCTATCGCAAGCCTGGCACTGTGCGCAAGGCGATCAGCGTGCGCACAAGCAAGACGGCGCGGCGCAATGGTGATGTTGGAGTGTTCGTCAACGTCAAGCCGGCCAAGGGCGCGCGCTACAAGACGACGAGAAACGCAGCTGGGTTGAAGGTGCGCAGACAAGTGCGCGCCAGCCAACGCGGCGCACGGAGTCCGAACGATCCGTTCTACTTTCGGTTCATCAACTGGGGAACGAAATACATCAGGCCGTTCAAATTCCTGGAAAAGGGCGCGGAAAAGCTGCCGGAAGCTCTCGCAACGTTCACGGCACGCATCGCGCGCGACATTGCCAAGCTTAACAAACCGAAGGCGCCGCCGCCGTGAGCATCGAATCCGACTTCCGGGCCACGCTCGCAGCTCATGCGCCGTTGTCGGCGCTTGTGGCCGGCCGCATCGCGCTAAACGCGGTGCCGGAAGGCTCGGGCACGCCAGCGATTGTCTACAGCGTGCGGCACGATCGCACGCTCGGTCTCGACGGCAGTCTGCTCGCCGATCAGGCGTCGATCGAAGTGCAGTGTTGGGCGGATACGGCCACGCAAGCCGAGGCGGTCGCGGATGCGGCTGTGGGTGCGGTCGCAACCGCGCCCGCAGCGTCCGGTGCCGTCGTGTTGGATCGCACCGGCACGTTTGATGCTGACATGGGCCTTGATGGCGTGGTCTTGTCGGTCGAGTGGTGGGGGTAGTGGGCTAAGCAAAGGAGTCAGAAATGGCAAACGTAAAAGGGCGCGGCGTCCGCGTCGAGATCGCGGCGACTTACGGCACCGCGAAAACAGTGACCGCAGTCACGCAGGCCAGTCCCGGCGTGGCGACCAGTTCGGCGCATGGCATGGCGAACGATACGGTCGGCTACTTCAGCAGCGTCGGCGGGATGGTGCAATTGGAAGATCAAGCGTGCCGCGTCAAAAACCAGACGGCGAACACGTTTGACCTGCAGGGCCTGAACACGACCGGTTACACCGCATTCACGAGTGGCTCGTTCACGCCGGTTGCGACCTGGGCGACGCTCGGCGAGGCGACGAGCTACAGCCTCGGCGGCGGTGCGAGCGAAAAGCTCGACGTGACGACGCTTCTCGACATCGTGAAGAAGGAAGAGCTTGGTCTTCTCCCGGTGCAGAGCGTCACGATGAACGTCAT